CGGGGTCTGTGATTGATGATCTTCGTCGCAAGAATGAGGAACTCGAAGACCGGATTAACGGGTTTGTTCTTGAGGGTGTGAAGCGCGAGGTGGCTGCCGAGTGTGGCCTGTCGGGTGATGCTGTCGCTTTCTTGCACGGTAGCGACCGTGATGCACTGGTGGAGTCTGCTAAGGCTTTGAAGGGTTTGATCGACCAGAGTAGTGGTGGCGCGGGTGTGCGCCGTCTTGCGGGGAGTGCCCCCGTTGATGATGTTAAACGACGTGAGGGTGTCGCGTTTGTGGATGCTCTTGTCAATAATTCTAGGAGATGATTTGTGATGGCTGACGATTTTCTTTCTGCAGGGAAGCTTGAGCTTCCTGGTTCTATGATTGGTGCGGTTCGTGACCGTGCTATCGATTCTGGTGTTTTGGCGAAGCTGTCGCCGGAGCAGCCGACTATTTTCGGCCCGGTGAAGGGTGCCGTGTTTAGTGGTGTTCCTCGCGCCAAGATTGTTGGTGAGGGCGAGGTTAAGCCTTCTGCTTCGGTTGGTGTTTCGGCGTTTACTGCGCAGCCGATCAAGGTTGTGACTCAGCAGCGTGTCAGCGACGAGTTTATGTGGGCTGACGCGGATTACCGTCTGGGTGTTTTGCAGGATCTGATTTCGCCTGCCCTGGGTGCCTCGATTGGTCGCGCCGTGGATCTGATTGCTTTCCACGGTATTGATCCTGCCACTGGGAAGCCTGCCGCGGCTGTCAAGGTGTCGCTGGATAAGACGAAGAAGACGGTTGATGCCACCGATTCCGCTACGACTGATCTTGTTAAGGCTGTCGGCCTGATTGCTGGGGCTGGTTTGCAGGTTCCTAGCGGGGTTGCTTTGGATCCGGCGTTTGCTTTTGCTCTGTCTACTGAGGTGTATCCGAAGGGGTCTCCGCTTGCCGGTCAGCCGATGTATCCTGCCGCCGGGTTTGCCGGTTTGGATAATTGGCGTGGCTTGAATGTTGGTGCTTCTTCGACTGTTTCGGGTGCCCCGGAGATGTCGCCTGCCTCTGGTGTGAAGGCTATTGTGGGTGATTTCTCTCGTGTTCATTGGGGTTTCCAGCGTAACTTCCCGATCGAACTGATCGAGTATGGCGATCCGGATCAGACTGGCCGTGATTTGAAGGGCCATAATGAGGTTATGGTTCGTGCCGAGGCTGTGTTGTATGTGGCTATTGAGTCGCTTGATTCGTTTGCTGTGGTGAAGGAGAAGGCTGCTCCGACTCCTCCTCCGTCTCCGAATCCTCCGAAGCCTGAGCCTAATCCTCCGGCTGGTAACTGATACAAGATAAGCGAATGTGTACTATGTGCAGGGGGTGGTGTTGATGGGTATCATTTTGAAGCCTGAGGATATTGAGCCTTTCGCCGATATCCCTGAGGGGAAGCTTGAGGCGATGATCGCCGATGTGGAGGCTGTGGCTGTCAGTGTCGCCCCCTGTATCGCTAAACCGGATTTCAAATACAAGGATGCCGCTAAGGCTATCCTGCGCAGGGCCCTGTTGCGTTGGAATGATACCGGCGTGTCGGGGCAGGTGCAGTATGAGTCTGCGGGTCCTTTCGCTCAGACTACACGGTCTAATACTCCCACGAATTTGTTGTGGCCTTCTGAGATTGCCGCGCTGAAGAAGTTGTGTGAGGGTGATGGTGGGGCTGGTAAAGCGTTCACTATCACACCCACTATCAATGGTCGATATGCGCATTCTGAGGTGTGTTCCACGGTGTGGGGTGAGGGTTGCTCGTGCGGGTCGAATATTAACGGCTACGCTGGCCCTTTGTGGGAGATATGATATGACCGGTTTTCCTTATGGTGAAACTGTTGTGATGCTTCAGCCGACTGTTCGTGTCGATGATCTTGGCGACAAGGTGGAGGATTGGGGTCATCCTGTCGAGACTGTGTACCATAATGTGGCCATCTATGCTTCCGTTTCGCAGGAGGATGAGGCCGCGGGGCGTGACTCTGACTATGAGCATTGGTCGATGCTTTTCAAGCAGCCTGTTGTGGGTGCTGATTATCGTTGCAGGTGGCGTATCCGGGGTGTTGTGTGGGAGGCTGACGGGTCTCCTATGGTGTGGCATCATCCGATGTCTGGCTGGGATGCGGGCACGCAGATCAATGTGAAGCGCAAGAAGGGCTGATGGGTAGTGGCTCAGGATGTGAATGTGAAGCTGAACTTGTCGGGTATTCGTGAGGTGTTGAAGTCTTCTGGGGTGCAGGCTATGTTGGCTGAGCGTGGCGAGCGTGTCAAGCGTGCGGCCTCGGCGAATGTGGGCGGTAACGCTTTTGATAAGGCCCAATACCGTAATGGTTTGTCGTCGGAGGTGCAGGTTCACCGTGTCGAGGCTGTCGCCAGGATTGGCACCACCTATAAGGGTGGTAAAAGGATTGAGGCGAAGCATGGCACGTTGGCGAGGTCGATTGGGGCTGCGTCGTGATCGTTTACGATGACCCTAGGAAGTGGGCTAAACGTGTGTTGGCGGATGATGGCTGGCTGTCTGGGATACCGTGTACAGGGACGGTTCCTGACGATTTCAGCGGTGACTTGATTTGGTTGGCTCTTGATGGTGGCCCGCAGTTGCATGTTCGTGAGCAGGTTTTTTTGCGCGTGAATGTGTTTTCGGATACGCCGGATCGTGCTATGTCGTTGGCGCGTCGTGTTGAGGCTGTGCTGGCTGACGGGGTGGACGGTGACCCTGTGGTGTACTGTAAACGGTCTACTGGTCCTGATTTGCTGGTTGATGGTGCACGTTTTGATGTGTATTCGCTTTTTGGGCTGATATGTAGGCCTGTCGAATCTGAGTAAACGTATTTGTTTTTGTTTTAATGTAATTGTTTGATATTTAATGGGGGTTATGATGGCTGCAACACGTAAAGCGTCTAATGTTCGCTCTGCTGTTACGGGTGACGTCTATATTGGTAAAGCTCATGCCGGTGATACTATTAAGGGTGTGGAGCCGGTTCCTGACGGTCTTACCGCTTTAGGGTATCTGTCTGATGACGGGTTTAAGATTAAGCCGGAGCGTAAAACGGATGATTTGAAGGCTTGGCAGAATGCGGATGTTGTTCGCACTGTGGCTACGGAGTCTTCTATCGAGATTTCTTTCCAGCTGATCGAGTCTAAGAAGGAGGTTATCGAACTGTTTTGGCAGTCGAAGGTTACTGCCGGAGCCGATTCGGGTTCGTTCGATATTTCTCCTGGTGCCACCACTGGCGTGCACGCCTTGTTGATGGATATTGTGGATGGTGATCAGGTTATTCGCTACTATTTCCCTGAGGTTGAGTTGATTGATCGTGACGAGATCAAGGGCAAGAATGGCGAAGTGTACGGGTATGGTGTGACGTTGAAGGCTTACCCTGCTCAGATTAATAAGACTGGTAATGCTGTATCTGGTCGGGGGTGGATGACGGCTTTAAAAGCTGATACTCCTCCGACTCCTCCTCCGGCCCCGGTTCCTCCGAAGCCTCAGCCGGATCCGAATCCTCCGTCCGATAACTGATACACGATTTTAGGGATTGTTGATAGATGAGTGACACTGGTTACACGTTGAAGATTGGTGATCGTAGCTGGGTGTTGGCGGATGCTGAGGAGACGGCTCAGGCTGTTCCTGCCCGCGTTTTTCGCCGTGCCGCTAAGATTGCACAGTCGGGGGAGTCTGCGGATTTCGCCCAGGTTGAGGTGATGTTTTCTATGTTGGAGGCTGCCGCCCCGGCTGACGCGGTGGAGGCCCTAGAGGGGCTTCCTATGGTTCGTGTGGCGGAGGTTTTCCGCCAGTGGATGGAATACAAGCCTGACGGTAAGGGTGCCTCGCTGGGGGAATAGTTTGGCTCCACGGCCTGATTGATGATTATCGTGGGGCCATCGAATACGATTTCCGCACTAAATTTGGTGTTTCTGTTTATAGTGTTGGTGGCCCGCAGATGTGTTGGGGTGAGGCTGTCCGGCTGGCTGGCGTGTTGTGTACCGATACGTCTAGCCAGTTGGCGGCCCACCTGAATGGTTGGCAGCGCCCGTTCGAGTGGTGCGAGTGGGCTGTGTTGGACATGTTGGATCATTACAGGTCTGCTAATAGTGAGGGGCAGCCGGAGCCTGTGGCGAGGCCTACGGATGAGCGTAGGGCCCGGTTTACGTCTGGGCAGGTGGACGATATTTTGGCGCGTGTTCGTGCCGGTGGCGGGGTGTCTCGCGAGATTAATATTATGGGGTGAATAGTGTATGTCTGGTGAGATTGCTTCCGCGTATGTGTCGTTGTATACGAAGATGCCTGGTTTGAAGTCTGATGTTGGTAAACAGCTTTCCGGGGTGATGCCTGCGGAGGGTCAGCGTTCGGGTAGTCTTTTTGCTAAGGGCATGAAGCTGGCTTTGGGGGGCGCCGCAATGATGGGCGCTATCAATGTTGCTAAGAAGGGCCTCAAATCTATCTATGATGTGACTATTGGTGGCGGTATAGCTAGGGCTATGGCTATTGATGAGGCTCAGGCTAAACTGACTGGTTTGGGTCATACGTCTTCTGACACGTCTTCGATTATGAATTCGGCTATTGAGGCTGTGACTGGTACGTCGTATGCGTTGGGTGATGCGGCTTCTACGGCTGCGGCGTTGTCTGCTTCGGGTGTGCAGTCTGGCGGGCAGATGACGGATGTGTTGAAAACTGTCGCCGATGTGTCTTATATTTCTGGTAAGTCGTTTCAGGATACGGGCGCTATTTTTACGTCTGTGATGGCCCGCGGTAAGTTGCAGGGCGATGACATGTTGCAGCTTACTATGGCGGGTGTTCCTGTCCTGTCTTTGCTTGCCAGGCAGACGGGTAAAACCTCGGCCGAGGTGTCGCAGATGGTGTCGAAGGGGCAGATTGATTTTGCCACGTTTGCGGCTGCGATGAAGCTTGGCATGGGTGGTGCTGCGCAGGCGTCTGGTAAGACGTTTGAGGGCGCTATGAAGAATGTTAAGGGCGCCCTGGGTTATCTTGGTGCTACGGCTATGGCCCCGTTTCTTAACGGGTTGCGGCAGATTTTTGTTGCGTTGAATCCGGTTATCAAGTCTATCACGGATTCTGTGAAGCCGATGTTTGCTGCCGTCGATGCTGGTATCCAGCGGGTGATGCCGTCTATTTTGGCGTGGATTAACCGTATGCCGGGCATGATCACTCGAATGAATGCACAGATGCGCGCCAAGGTGGAGCAGCTGAAGGGCATTTTTGCAAGAATGCATTTGCCTGTCCCTAAAGTGAATTTGGGTGCCATGTTTGCTGGCGGCACCGCAGTGTTTGGTATTGTTGCTGCGGGTGTGGGGAAGCTTGTCGCGGGTTTTGCCCCGCTGGCGGTGTCGTTGAAGAATCTGTTGCCGTCGTTTGGTGCTTTGAAGGGTGCCGCTGGCGGGCTTGGTGGCGTGTTCCGTGCCCTGGGTGGCCCTGTCGGGATTGTGATCGGCTTGTTTGCTGCCATGTTTGCCACTAACGCCCAGTTCCGTGCCGCTGTTATGCAGCTTGTGGGGGTTGTTGGCCAAGCCCTGGGGCAGATTATGGCCGCTATTCAGCCACTGTTTGGGATTGTTGCTGGCGTGGTTGCCAGGTTGGCGCCAGTGTTCGGCCAGATTATCGGTATGGTTGCTGGTTTGGCTGCCCGGCTGGTGCCTGTTATTGGTATGCTTATTGCCCGGCTGGTTCCTGTGATCACCCAGATTATTGGTATGGTAACCCAGGTTGCTGCCATGTTGTTGCCTATGCTGATGCCGGTTATTCAGGCTGTTGTTGCTGTGATACGGCAGGTTATTGGTGTCATTATGCAGTTGATACCTGTTTTGATGCCGGTTGTGCAGCAGATTTTGGGTGCTGTCATGTCTGTTTTGCCGCCGATTGTTGGTTTGATACGGTCGCTGATACCGGTGATCATGTCGATTATGCGTGTGGTGGTGCAGGTTGTTGGTGCCGTGCTACAGGTGGTGGCCCGTATTCTTGCGGTTGTGGCTCCGATGGTGGCTGCCGTGGTAGGGTTTGTGGCCCGTATTGTTGGTGCTGTCGTGTCGGCTGTGGCCCGTGTGATTGCTGCTGTTGCCCGTGTCATCGGGTGGGTTGTGGCCCATTTTGTGTCTGGTTTGGCACGTATGGGTTCGGTGGTTCAGGCCGGCTGGAATCGTATCAGGGCGTTTACGTCGGCGTTTATGGGCGGGTTTAAGTCGATTATTTCTGCCGGTGTGGCCGCGGTTGTGGGGTTTTTTACGCGGCTTGGTTTGTCGGTTGCTTCTCATGTTCGGTCTGGTTTTAATGCGGCTCGTGGTGCTGTTTCTTCTGCGATGAACGGGATACGTAGTGTGGTGTCTTCGGTGGCGTCTGCTGTTGGCGGGTTTTTCAGTTCGATGGCGTCTAGGGTTCGTAGTGGTGCTGTGCGCGGGTTTAATGGTGCCCGGAGTGCGGCATCTTCTGCTATGCATGCTATGGGCTCGGCTGTGTCTAGTGGTGTGCATGGTGTGCTGGGTTTTTTCCGGAATCTGCCTGGCAATATTCGGCGTGCGCTTGGTAATATGGGGTCCCTGTTGGTGTCTGCTGGCCGTGATGTGGTGTCTGGTTTGGGTAATGGTATCCGGAATGCTATGAGTGGCCTGCTGGATACGGTGCGTAATATGGGTTCTCAGGTTGCGAGTGCGGCGAAGTCGGTGTTGGGTATTCATTCCCCGTCGAGGGTGTTTCGTGACCAGGTTGGCCGGCAGGTTGTGGCCGGTTTGGCTGAGGGGATCACTGGGAATGCTGGTTTGGCGTTGGATGCGATGTCGGGTGTGGCGGGTCGGCTTCCGGATGCTGTGGATGCCCGGTTTGGTGTGCGATCGTCTGTGGGCTCGTTTACCCCGTATGGTAGGTATCAGCGTGCGAATGATAAGAGTGTTGTGGTGAATGTGAATGGTCCTACTTATGGTGATCCTAACGAGTTTGCGAAGCGGATTGAGCGGCAGCAGCGTGACGCTTTGAACGCGTTGGCTTACGTGTGATTGGGGGTGTTGTGCATGTTTATTCCTGACCCGTCTGATCGTGCCGGTTTGACTGTTACCTGGTCTATGTTGCCGTTGATTGGTAATGATCCGGAGCGTGTGCTTCATTTGACGGATTATACGGGTGCGTCTCCGGTGATGTTGTTGAATGATTCGTTGCGCGGTTTGGGTGTTCCTGAGGTGGAGCATTTTTCTCAAACTCATGTTGGGGTGCATGGCTCGGAGTGGCGTGGGTTTAATGTGAAGCCTCGCGAGGTGACATTACCGGTGTTGGTGTCGGGTGTCGACGAGGATCCGGTGGGCGGGTTTCGTGACGGTTTCATGAAAGCCTATGATGCGTTGTGGTCTGCTTTTCCTCCCGGGGAGGAGGGGGAGTTGTCGGTGAAGACTCCTGCCGGCCGTGAGCGTGTGCTAAAATGCCGGTTTGATTCGGTGGATGACACGTTTACGGTTGATCCGGTGAATCGTGGCTATGCGCGCTATGTTATTCATTTGACAGCTTATGACCCGTTTTGGTATGGGGATGAGCAGAAGTTTCGTTTCAGTAACGCGAAGTTGCAGGATTGGTTGGGTGGCGGCCCTGTCGGCGGGAAGGGTACCGCGTTTCCTGTGGTGTTAACACCTGGTGTTGGTTCTGGCTGGGATAACCTGTCTAATAAGGGTGATGTGCCTGCGTGGCCTGTGATTCGTGTTGAGGGGCCTTTGGATTCGTGGTCGGTGCAGATTGATGGTTTGCGTGTGTCTTCGGATTATCCTGTCGAGGAGTATGATTGGATCACTATTGATACGGATCCTCGTAAGCAGTCTGCGTTGTTGGACGGGTTTGAGGATGTGATGGATCGCCTGACAGAGTGGGAGTTTGCGCCTATTCCTCCTGGCGGTTCGAAGAGTGTGAATATTGAGATGGTTGGTTTGGGTGCCATTGTTGTGTCGGTGCAGTACAGGTTTTTGAGGGCTTGGTGAATAGTTGATGGCTGGTCTTGTTCCGCATGTAACATTGTTTACACCGGATTATCGCCGGGTAGCCCCTATCAATTTTTTTGAGTCGTTGAAACTGTCGTTGAAGTGGAATGGTTTGTCCACTTTGGAGTTGGTGGTGTCTGGTGATCATTCCAGGCTTGACGGGTTGACGAAGCCTGGTGCACGGCTGGTTGTTGATTATGGTGGTGGCCAGATTTTTTCGGGGCCTGTGCGCAAAGTGCATGGTGTGGGCCCGTGGCGTTCTTCCCATGTGACTATAACGTGTGAGGATGATATTCGTCTGTTGTGGCGTATGCTGATGTGGCCTGTGAATTATCGCCCTGGTATGGTTGGTATGGAGTGGCGTGCCGACAGGGATTATGCCCACTATTCGGGTGCGGCTGAGTCGGTTGCTAAGCAGGTGTTGGGGGATAATGCTTGGCGTTTTCCGCCTGGTTTGTTTATGAACGATGATGAGAGTCGTGGCCGCTATATTAAGGATTTTCAGGTGCGGTTTCACGTGTTTGCCGATAAGTTGTTGCCGGTGTTGTCGTGGGCTCGGATGACTGTCACGGTGAACCAGTTTGAGAATGCGAAGTTTGATCAGCGTGGTTTGGTGTTTGATTGTGTGCCTGCTGTGACACGTAAACATGTGTTGACTGCCGAGTCTGGTTCGATTGTGTCGTGGGAGTATGTGCGTGACGCCCCGAAGGCTACTTCGGTGGTGGTTGGTGGCCGCGGCGAGGGCAAGGATAGGCTGTTTTGTGAGGATGTTGATTCGATGGCCGAGGATGATTGGTTTGATCGTGTCGAGGTGTTTAAGGATGCCCGTAACACGGATTCTGAACATGTGCATCTTATTGATGAGGCTGAGCGGGTGTTGTCCGAGTCGGGGGCCACGTCGGGGTTTAAGATTGAGCTGGCTGAGTCGAAGGTGTTGCGGTTTGGGCCCGGCAGGTTGATGCCCGGTGATCTTATCTATGTGGATGTGGGTTCGGGCCCTATTGCGGAGATTGTTCGGCAGATTGATGTGGAGTGTGATTCTCCTGGTGACGGGTGGACGAAGGTGACTCCGATCGCCGGGGATTATGAGGATAATCCGTCGGCGTTGTTGGCTCGCCGTGTGGCTGGTTTGGCTGCGGGTGTGCGGGATTTGCAAAAGTTTTAAAAAAGATTAGGGGTGTGTTGTGGGTATTGTGTGTAAAGGGTTTGATGGTGTGTTGACCGAGTATGATTGGGCTCAAATGTCTGGTCTGATGGGTAATATGCCTTCGGTTAAGGGCCCGGATGATTTTCGTGTCGACACTACTGTTCAGGGTGCCACAGTGTTGTGTGAGGTCCTGCCGGGGCAGGCTTGGGCTCACGGGGTGATGTGTACGTTGAATAGTGTTGAGACGGTGACAGGGCAGCTTCCGGGCCCGGGGGAGACCCGGTACGACTATGTGGTGTTGTCTCGGGATTGGGAGCAGAATACGGCCAAGTTGGAGATTGTTCCTGGGGGGCGTGCGGAGCGTGCCAGGGATGTGTTGCGTGCCGAGCCTGGCGTGTTTCATCAGCAGCTACTGGCGACTTTGGTGGTGTCGTCTAACGGGTTGCAGCAGCAGCTTGACAGGAGGGCTATAGCGGCCCGTGTGGCGTTTGGGGAGTCTGCTGCTTGCGACCCGACCCCTGTGGAGGGTGACCGTATAATGGTGCCTTCTGGGGCTGTGTGGGCTAACCATTCGGGTGATTGGATGCTCCTGTCTCCCAGGATTGAGACTGGTTCGAAGTCGATCATGTTTGGCGGGTCTGCTGTGTATGCTTACACGATCCCGTTTGATCGCCAGTTCAGTAGTCCGCCTGTTGTGGTGGCGTCTATGGCTACGGCGGCTGGGGGCACGCAGCAGATCGATGTGAAAGCCTACAATGTGACTGCCCAAAATTTTAGTTTGGCGTTTATTACGAATGACGGGTCTAAGCCGAATGGTGTTCCTGCGGTAGCTAATTGGATTGCTGTCGGCGTGTGACCGGGCTGTTGTTGTGGCGGATGGTGTGATGTTGGGGGGCTGTGGTGTCGTGGTTTACTCCTGCACTGGTGGCCTCTATTTGTACCGCGTTGGCCACGGTTTTGGGTTCAGTTCAGGCGGTCACGTCTAAATCTCGGAGGCGTTTACGCAGGCTGTCTGCGCAGGTGGATGCTTTGGAGGAGTATACGTGGGGTGTGCGGCGCGAGGTGCGAAGGTTTAACGCCGGGCTTCCTGATGATGTGGAGCCGATGCATCTTCCTGATGTGCCCGAGTTTTTGAAAGATACTGTTGATGGTGGAGGTGAGTAGGGTTGAGGGAGTTGGAGGAGGAGAAGCGGCAGCGCCGCAATTTTGAGAAGGCTTCCCTGGTGTTGCTGTTTTTGTCGCTTGTGTTGTTGGCGGTGGTTGCTGCGGGTGCTTTGCGTTTCGGGGCTGTATCCTCTGAGCGGGATTCGGAGCAGGCTAGGGCCCAGTCGAATGGTACGGCTGCCAGGGGTTTGGCTGCCCGTGTGAAGCAGGTGTGTACCCAGGGTGGCGTGGAGTCTGTGCAGCTGCACAGGTCTGGTTTGTGTGTGGATGCGATGCGCACGGAGCGGAGTGTGCAGGGTGTGCCTGGCCCTGCCGGTGTGCGTGGCCCGCAAGGGCCTGCAGGTGCTGACGGCCGGGATGGTGTTAATGGTTCGGCTGGGCTGGTTGGCCCTGTTGGTCCGCAGGGTTCCCCTGGTTTGAATGGTGTGAAGGGTCCTGACGGGTTGCCTGGTGCGAATGGGTCGGATGGCCGTGATGGTGTTCCGGGTCGTGCAGGTGCTGACGGTGTTAATGGCGCTGATGGTCGGGATGGTTCGGCCGGTGAGCGCGGTGATGTGGGCCCTTCGGGTCCTGCCGGCCCGCAAGGTGTACAGGGGGAACGGGGTGAGCGTGGCCCCGCCGGTGTGAACGGATCCGATGGTAAAGACGGTAAAGATGGTAAGGATGGGCGCTCGGTGGTGTCTGTGCACTGTTCCGGGGGCAGCCTGGTTGTGAAATATAGTGACGGTGTGGTTTCTACCGTGTCGGGTTCGGCGGCCTGCCAGGGTGTGAAACCGTCGCCTATAGTGACTATATCATCCAACAAATAGAAAGGAGTGGCTGTGATGGTAGTGTTTGGGGGTGGCGTGTTGTGAGATACATTCCTGCGGCGCATCACTCGGCCGGCTCGAATAGTCCGGTGAACCGGGTTGTGATTCATGCAACATGCCCGGATGTGGGGTTTCCGTCCGCCTCGCGTAAAGGACGGGCTGTGTCTACAGCAAACTATTTCGCTTCCCCATCGTCTGGTGGTTCGGCGCATTATGTGTGCGATATTGGGGAGACGGTGCAATGCTTGTCGGAGTCTACGATTGGGTGGCATGCCCCGCCGAATCCGTATTCTTTGGGTATCGAGATTTGCGCGGATGGGGGTTCGCATGCCTCGTTCCGGGTGCCAGGGCATGCTTACACTCGTGAGCAGTGGCTGGATCCTAGGGTGTGGCCTGCGGTTGAGCGTGCCGCTGTGCTGTGTAGACGTTTGTGTGACAAGCATGGTGTTCCGAAAAGGAAACTTAGCGTATCCGATTTGAAGGCCGGCAAACGGGGTGTGTGCGGGCATACTGATGTGACGGATGCGTGGCACCAGTCGGATCATGACGATCCGGGGCCGTGGTTTCCGTGGGACAAATTTATGGCCGTCGTCTGCGGCGGCAGTGGAGATAGTGGGGAGTTAACTGTGGCTGATGTGAAAGCCTTGCATGATCAGATTAAACAATTGTCTGCTCAGCTTACTGGTTCGGTGAATAAGCTGCACCATGATGTTGGTGTGGTTCAGGTGCAGAATGGTGATTTGGGTAAACGTGTCGAGGCCCTGTCGTGGGTGAAGAATCCGGTGACGGGGAAGCTGTGGCGCACCAAGGATGCCCTGTGGAGTGTCTGGTATTACGTGCTGGAGTGTCGTAGCCGTATTGACAGGCTCGAGTCTGCTGTCAACGATTTGAAAAAGTGATGGTGGTTTGTTGTGGGTAAACAGTTTTGGTTAGGTTTGCTGGAGCGGGCGTTAAAGACTTTTGTGCAAACGTTTGTTGCTGTGTTGGGGGTGACGGCGGGTGTCACGTATACTGCGGAGTCGTTTCGCGGTTTGCCGTGGGAATCCGCGCTGATTACGGCTACGGTTGCTGCGGTCCTGTCGGTTGCTACCTCGTTTGGTAGCCCGTCGTTTGTGGCCGGTAAGCCGAAAACCACGGTTGTGGATGCGGGTTTGGTTCCACCGGATGATCCTGGAATAGTGGAGCCTCACATGGTGGATGTGTCGGATCCTGGCATGATCGAGCCTGCAGATGATGCGGATCTCGGTGTAGGCTATGAGCCTCGGCGTGCTGCCGAGTCGGAGGTTGGCACGGTAGAGTCTACTGTTGCATAAGTGAATATAGATGTGTGCCCCAGCGGTGCTGCCACGATTGTGTGGTGGTTGCCGCTGGGGCACTATTTTTGTGTCTATAGTATTTTATGATTCGTTGCTGTCGATGGTGTCTTCGAGCATCTGATACAGGCGGAGGCAGGTAGAGATAGTTTCGTTGGCCTGGTCGAGAACGTTCCGGCCGATAACGTTTTTGTGGTTGTCGCGGTGGCGGATGATAGCCCACATGATCTCGTCGGCTGCCGCCTGTAATAGTTTGGCCTGGTATGCGATTCCGGCGAGCCAGTCTAGTGCTTCCTGGCTTGCGTAGGGGCTCTGGTCCTCGCTGTTGCCACGGGTGTTGCTGTTGCTTGTGGGGTGTCCTGCACTGTCGCAGAACCATAGGATTTCGCTGCACTCGTCTAGCGTGTCTTGGTCGATAGCGAGATCGTCGAGGCTGACATTGTTGACGGTAAGGTTCACGTTGTCGAGGGAGATGGGTACACCGTACTGGTTTTCGACACTGTCAACAATGTTTTGTAGTTGTTGCATGTTGGTGGGCTGTTGTTGGACGATACGGTGTATCGCTGTGTTGAGGGTGGTGTAGGTGATGTTGTGTGTGTTGTTCATCGTGTTATGCCATTCCTTCGTTATCGTCTGGCATGTAGTATGTGCTGTTTGCGTACTCGGTTAACGTCATCAGTGTTTGCTCTGCCCACTGTTTCACAGTCTGCCGGGTGACACCCAATCGTTGGGCGGCTGTGGCGTAGGTTTGATCGTATCCGTAGACTTCCCGGAATGCTGCCAACCTAGCTAGGTGTTTCCTCTGTTTGGATGGCTGGCAGGTGAGGGTGTAGTCGTCGATGGCTAGCTGCAAATCGATCATGGTGACAATGTTGTTGCCGTGATGCTGTGGCGCGGTTGGTGGGGGTGGCATGCCCGGCTCCACTGATGGTTTCCATGGTCCGCCGTTCCAGATCCATTGGGCGGCTTGAACAATGTCGGCTGTGGTGTAGGTTCGGTTCACTGGTCACCCCTTGAACATGTTGTCGAGGTTGTCTGGGTTGGTGGTGTTGTTGGTGTCGAATCGTCCGACGCAGTGGCAGTAGTCGTACATGAGTTTGATAATGTGTTGGTGGTCTCCTAAATAGGTGTTTCCGCTGATGCTGTAGGTGGCTGTACCGTCTTTACTGATGGTGTATTTGGCGGTGATGGTTTCGGGGTTTTCGGTGTCGGTGATGATTGCTGTGGTGGTGGTGCCTACTGTTTGTAGCACGGTGGTTTGGGTGCCGTCGTCGATGGTGGTTTTAACCATGGTGTGTGTTCTCCCTTTTAGTTGCTTGTTTGGTTGTCGGCTAGATGAATGATGTCGGGTAAGGGTTTCGGCTGGTCTAGGTGTTGTATGGTTTTGTTGGCTAGCCGTTTGGCTACCCTGTAACACATTTTGGTGTAGTGTTTGTTGTCTAGGTTGTGGTATTGTTCCCGCACCGCAATATATAGTAGAGAGTCTTGGTACAGGTCGTCTGCACTGATTGCGGGGTAGTGTGCGGCTGTTTTGGTGCATGCCCGGTTGAGTGTGCGTAGATGATGGTCTGTGGCCCACACCCACGATGCGGTGGTGGCTAGGTCGGCTTTTGTTGGTCGTCTGCTCATGGCACTATTACCTGGCTATCTGGTAGTTGTTTGGTGTTTTGTTGTTGATAGTGTAGCACACGAGTCCGGGGTTGCCGGTGGTGCCCGTCTTGTGCCGGTACCATGTGGATTCGCCTTCCATGGATGGGCATTGGATGAAGGTGCGTTGTCCTTGCTCGGATATTTCGAGGTGGTGCCGGTGCCCGGCCATCAGGATGTGGGATGTGGTGCCGTTGTGGAATTCTTGGCCGCGCCACCATTCGTATTGTTTGCCGGTGCGCCATTGGTGCCCGTGGGCGTGCAGGATTTGTGTGCCTGCCACGTCTACGGTGGTGGTCATTTCGTCCCGTTGGGGGAAGTGGAAGTGTAGGTTGGGGTAGTTGTTGTTGAGCTGGTAGGCTTCTGCGATGGCCCGGCAGCAGTCCACGTCGAAGGAGTCGTCGTAGGTGGTGACTCCTTTACCGAAGCGCACGGCTTCTCCGTGGTTGCCGGGGATGGATGTGACTGTCACGTTGTGGCAGTGGTCGAACATGTGGACGAGTTGCATCATGGCCATGCGGGTGAGCCTGATTTGTTCGGTGAGGGGTGTTTGTGTGCGCCAGGCGTTGTTGCCGCCTTGTGACACGTATCCTTCGATCATGTCGCCGAGGAAGGCGATGTGGACTCGTTGCGGTTTTCCTGCCTGTTGCCAGTAGTGTTTTGCGGCTGTGAGGGAGTGTAGGTAGTCGTCGGCGAAGTGTGATGTTTCTCCGCCGGGGATGCCTTTGCCGATTTGGAAGTCGCCTGCCCCGATGACGAAGGCTGTATTGCTGCTACTGGTGTGGGTGTCTTGTTCGGGTTTTGGTGGCTGCCATTCGGCTAGTTTATTGACGAGTTCGTCTACAGGGTAGGGGTTTGTTGCGGGTTGGTGGTCGATGATTTTTTGTACGGATCGGCCTGTTTCTCCGTTGGGTAAGGTCCATTCGGAGATGCGTGTGCGGCGTACGGTGCCGTTGGCGAGATTGTCGTCGATGGTGTCGATGGCGTTGTCGTGGTTGGCTAGTTGTGTGAGGAGCCGGTCTATGTTGTCTATCACTGGGTATCCTCCTCTTCCTTTTGTGGGGTGGTGTGGGCTTGTTTGCGGCGGTAGTCTTTGATGACGGTGGCGGAGATGGGGTATCCTGCCTGGGTGAGCATTTGGGCTAGCTGTGTGGCGGGGATGGTTTTGTCGGCGAGGACGTCTGCAGCTTTGCGGCCGTAGCGTTGGATGAGGGTTTCAGTTTTGGTTGCCATGGTGTCCTATCGGTTGTGTGGTGGGTTGCCATCCTGTGCGGCAGTCGCCGTCGTGTCCTGGTTTGCGTGTGCACCACGTGATGGTTCCGTCTGTGTGGTTGAGTGTTTTGCCGCACATGACGTTTTGTAGATGCTCGGGCAGTGCGCCGTTACTCTGGTTGCTGGTTTGTGTGTCGAAGAGTGTTTTCTGGTTGGTGAAATGCTCTGACACGGTGCCGTTGTGGACTGGGAGTATCCATGTTTTCCATTGTTGTTGCATCCGGGTGTTCCAGTGGAATTGTTTGGCCGAGTTCATGGCTTGTTTAGCGGTTTTGTAGTAGCCGACTAGTATGCGCTGGTGCTCGTTGTCGGGTGGGTTTTGGCCTCGCCAGTATTGCGCTGCGACGGCGTACCGGTTGCTGGCTGTGAAGGCGTCCCAGCAGTATTCGATGATGTGTGATAGTACCTTGTCGGGCATGTCTCGTACTTGGTTTTCGTCGAGCCACGCGTCGACGATGATGTTGCGTATGGCTTGCTTGTCTTTGGTGGTGGGTTTGAACGAGATGCTCACGATAGTACCGGCTGGTCGTCTTGCATGAACTGGTTGAAGGTGTTGTTCCCGGCTTGTTGGGCTTGTGTGATTTGCTGGTCGGTCCAGTCTGGGTGTTGCTGTTTCAGATAGTGCCAGTGGCACGCATTGTAGGTTTCGTCTTGTAGCCGTGTGAGATGGTTTTCGGTGATGATTTGTTTCCACATGGCCCATGACACGTCGAGCCGGTTGAGGATTTCGAGGGCTGGGATGTTGAATTTGTTGAGGAACAGTATTTCGTGGGTGTAGTAGTTTTTCTCGTAGGCGTCCCATCCGCTTCGGTGCCTGTTGGGCTGGTTTTTGGGGTAGGCTTCCCGGCATACTTTGTGTAAACGCTTGGCCATGTCGTCGGGTAGTTTAATGTCGGGGTTGGTGCGGATCATGGATCGCATCCCATCATAGGTGGTGCCCCAGGTGTGCATGATGTAGGTGGGGTCTTCACCATCAGCCCATTTTTCTGCACAGATAGCGAGGCGTATGCGCCTCCTGGCGGCTTGGCTGGTGTTGCGCCGGTTGGGGATTGGGCACGTGTCGAGGGGATCCATGATGTTTTAGTGTACCTTTCTGGTTTCGTGTTGTTGACGTGTTTTACTGTAGCACAGTGTCTAGTGCTTGTGTCAACCCTGTTTTGCCGGCCTGCAGGTAGGTGTCTGTGACATCCCCCAGGGCGAGGGGCACATGGGTGGCTTGCGGTAATGCTTGGGTTAGGGTTTGGGCCATCTTGTCTCCCGCGGGGTCTGGGTCTGACCAGATGTAGATGTGGTCGTAGCCTTCAAAAAATTTGGTCCAGAAGGTTTGCCACGAGGTGGCCCCGGGGATGGCGACGGCCGACCATCCGCATTGTTCGAGGATCATGGAGTCGAATTCGCCTTCGCAAATGTGTATGTCTGTTTGCGGGTTGGCCATGGCGGCCATGTTGTAGATGGAGCCTGTGTCCCCGGCTGGTGTCAAATATTTGGGGTGGTTGTGGGTTTTGCAGTCGTGTTGGAGTGAGCAGCGGAAACGCATTTTTCTTATTTCGGCTGGGCCGCCCCAAACGGGGTACATGTAGGGGATGGTGATGCACTGGTTGTAGTTTTCGTGTCCTGGGATGGGGTCATTGTCGATGTATCCAAGGTGGTGGTAGCGGGCTGTTTCTTCGCTGATGCCTCTTGCTGAGAGGAGGTCGAGTATGTTTTCGAGGTGGGTTTCGTAGCGGGCTGAGGCTTTCTGGATTCGGCGGCGTTCCGCAATGTTGTATGGGCGTATGCTGTCGTACATTCGGGTTTTCTTCTTCTAATCGTTGTTGTAGTTTGGCGAGGCCTCCTCCGACACCGCATGTGTGGCAGTACCAGACGCCCTTGTCGAGGTTGATGCTCATGGAGGGCTGGTGGTCGTCGTGGAACGGGCAGAGGATGTGTTGCTCGTTCCTGGACGGGTTGTAGCGTATCCGGTGGGCGTCGAGGAGGCGGCAGGTGTCAGAGGTGTGGGAGGAGCTCGTTGAGGGTTGATACCACATAGGCTTCGCTCCAGGGTTTGTTGCGCTGTTTCATGATGACGAGTCCGATGGTGGATTGGTTTTCGCGGTTTCGGTGTGTTTCGTAGTTGCGTGCCTCCCGGCTGGCTTGTTTCACGAATTCGGCGAGGTGGGGCTGGCCCGCCTTGGCTTCGATAATGTAGGTTTTGTTGCCGGTGGTGAGGATGAGGTCGCCTTCATCCTCTTTACCGTTGAGGTGGAGGCGTTCGATATTGTGTCCGGTGTCGCGTAGCTGGTGCAATAATCGTGTTTCCCATTCTGCGCCTGCCCGGCGATTGCGTGCCTGCTGTGTGGCCATCATAGTCCTTTGTGTGTTGTGGTCATGTTCCAGGGCTGTTTTTCGGCTAGTGGTCCGAAGAATGTGTATTCGGGGTAGGCTCGTAGCCGTTCGTATCGGGTTCCGTCTGGGCTGGATTTGCCTGTGCGCTGTTTCAACACAGCAATGCGTGCCTCGGCGGGGATGGTGAGCCCGTTGCCGTTATCCTCGCCACCATAAAGTGAGACTCCGAGGATGAGTTGTGGTTTTTCGGAGAGGCCGTTTTTGATTTCCCTGCGTGCTGGAGGGTGTTCGATGTCGGAGCCGGTTTTGTCGGTTGCGTGATGGGTGACAATAATGGTGGAGCCAGTATCTCTACCTAATGCTGTGATCCATTGCATGGCTTCTTGCTGTGCCTGGTAGTCACTTTCGCAGTCTTGGATGTCCATCAGGTTGTCGATAACAATGAGTGGTGGGAAGGTGTTCCACATTTCCATGTAGGCTTGCAATTCCATGGTGATGTCGGTCCAGGTGATGGGTGACTGGAATGAGAAGGTGATGTTTTGGCCGTGGTGGATGCTGTCTCGATAGTATTCTGGCCCGTAGTCGTCGATGTTTTGTTGTATCTGTGTGGTGGTGTGTTGGGTGTTGAGTGAGATGATTCGTGTGGAGGCCTCCCAGGGTGTCATGTCCCCTGATATGTAGAGGGC